AAACTTCCCCAGTCTAAATAATTATCAGTACTCTGTATTTCTAGGGTTGGGTTAAAAAGAACACAAATTTGTTCCCACAGTTGAAGTTTTTGTGTCGTATTGCTAGTCCAAATATCCACATTCATTGTTAGATTATAAGGAACTGGCATTAGTCTCTCAACTGTAAAAGCATTGCCCTGTTGGTTTGTGTATTCACCAGTGTCCTTATTAAACTTGCGCATTCTAATATTTCTTTTTTCTAAAAAAGTTGGTTCTTGCAAGCGATCTCTTGCATAATCAAGAGTGTTAACATAACAACTAATCATAGGTACAGGCAATGCTTTGTTTTCGCTATTATCACGTATAATATTTGAGACCATTCTAGAAGCATCACCGTACTTTATAGGCACAGTAAGGAGTGTAGTATTGCCGTTCCTGTCCTTGCCATATTCAATCTGGAAGTTGCTAAAGGCTCGTATGAACTGGACTATAAAACGTCTTATCTGATTATCATAAAAAAATTGTTGGGCCATTAGATATCTTCCTGAGCCTCAAGTGCTTTACTTAGGGCTTGTCTTTGACTAACAACCACATTATCGTCCGTTGTAGTTGTTTTTGTATTGTTTATGAATCCATCTCTTAGTGTATTGCCAGTTCCTGGTGTAAGCTTACTACGTTGATCGTCTTCTATCTTGACCCAACGTGCACCATTGAACCTGAACAATCTGTTTGGAAGGAAGTCTAATCTTAATACATAATCACCTTCAATTGCGTTAGTTGGGAAGGCAGTTACAGCACTTACTGGTAAACCGTTAGGTGCTAATCCGTCCCCTACTAGATAACCAGAATAGGTTTCAGTATTAACAGGGGATATGCGTGTGTTGTCAGCTGTAACTAATGCACTGTCGCTAGTTATAGCCAATTCATCAGCAGTATGTCCCTTAGGATCAAGTGGCTGTCCTACTGAATCAACAGGAGCGACATAATATTTACTAGTATCGTAGCCGCTTTCAGGTACTTCACGCTCAGCCTCAGCAACTATCTCATTACTAATCTGTAATTCTTTTTGGTATGTACTTAAAAGGTCTTTTAGTGTGGCTCCTGTGCTTTCCCCAGTGCTGCTATCAATCTCAATTTTATTAAGTATATCACTATACTCTTGACTATCTACTAATGGTGTGCATTTAATACGCCATAAGTGAGGCCACCAGGTAGGCGAATATCCTTCACTAGGGCGTGTGCCTTCTTGAACTACGTAATACCTTTTAAGAGCTAGCTCTAAACTTGTATCCAGTCCATTGTGGTCTGCAAGATGTGGCAACTCTAGTACATCTCCGCTCATTAACTTCCTACCAAGGGCGTTAATCATATTGTTATAATGGAATGTGATAAAGATAGTATCATTTTGTAAGAATAGCCCAAATTGACTTAGATCAAAATCTGTGTCTGCTACATTATAAATGCCTCTTAAATTGTATACGTCCTCGTCATATTTACGATCTCTATTTTCTAAGAATAACAGGTCCTGTATCTGAGAGACACTAGTTTCTGCTCCAGCTGTTTGTGGAATAATTCCTAAGTATTTGTGTATGTTTACACCAGTGCCACCAACAGTATACATCTCGTGGATACGTTTATCCATAAACGAGAAGTCGTTTGAGTGAGCACCATTTTGCCATAGACTGAGACGGGGCATTCCAAAATCCTTATATCCAGTATTTATAGGATTTTGCACGCCTATATACAATGAAATAAATATCATAATGCATTTAATGACATTTGGTGATAGCTGGACTTATGGTAGTGGAATTAAGTATGTTCCCGGTATGAGTCACAAGGAATATGATGATATATTTTTGGACAATGACGGGGCAATTTGGCGTACATTATTAAGTGAAAAATTAGATTGTGGCCATACTAATTTTGCATATTCAGGTAGTAGTAATCAAGCGCAATTTAGATTGTTGCGAGAATTTTTCAATGAAAATCAGCACAAACAACATTCTGATTTAGTCATTTTTTTTGGCATAACATCTGTATATAGAACACAGATATGGGATAACTCAGTAGGTAGGCTGAATGATTTCTTGTTTACAGGCTCCAAAGATAAAAGGGCAACACGAAGTATCAAAAAAATATGGTTAAAAAACATGTTCAACTATTTTTGGGAAAGCCACGAACTAAAAAATAACATACTTCATTGGAATATACTTTTTGATTACTTGGGTGTTAAGATTTATTGGTTCGATACCTTCAACCATATACCATATTATGGTTATACTATTTCAGAATTACTGGCTGAAGATAGATATAATCGCTATAAAGGTTCTGAATGGCCGCCTTATCATTATATAACTGATTTATATTTAAATGGTATACGTCCTGAAATCCTACAAGAAATGTCTGATTTATTGGGTATAGATTTTCTAAATATGGTTATAGAAAACTTTATAGATTTTAAACAAAATGGGCGTGATCAACTAACACTGTTGACCAGACTGAATCAGATTGAATTTTTCCAAGATAATTCTCACCTTAGTGATTTCACTAGACACGACGGCCCATTGTTAACGCCTTTAGTAGATAAAGGTCTTTTGAATCCTTATTCTTATCACCCTACTGCTACTGCACATAATCAGATAGCCGAATATTATTATAAAATGTTAAGATTTAGAAGCAAATAAAAGGGTTATATCACTTAGTGAAAATAGCAGCAAGGGCATGAAATGTGATAAATCTCAAAAGGAATTATTCGAAGACTACTTCTCATCCTATTAGAAAGCTGAGTGGATCGGAACCATCAACATAGTTTTTAAGTTCTTCATCAAGTGTAGTCATTTCGTTTTGGGCTTCTGCTTTAAGAGTATCTCCATTTAGAGATGTGCCGCCCTGTGGGCCTGCAATAGTAGCAAATTTACTACGGGCTTCTCCCAGTGTGTATTTCCCTAGAGCTAACGCATAGTCTTGGATCCACGGTTGAGCATGCCTATCCTGTAGTAATGTAATATCAGGACGGACATTGTAACACCAAAGAATTACCTGTTCGCCAGATGCATTAAACTTGCGTAAAAGTGTAACCGTTTTACTTACCGGATTCCATTCGAAATTAACATAGCCTCCAAAAAGTCTAGCACTTAGTTCCTGATATTGGTAATACATTTCATAGGTAGCAAGCCCGCCTATTCTGCCTGCTTGTAACAAGTAGGTATTAACAAATGCTGCTTCAAAGGGTTCAAATTGTGTACCAGTGTCACTGGATCCGCTGCCCACACTGCGACGGAATACCTGTCTTACTTCTTCTATTTCGTTGGGCAGAACATAAGATTGTTGGTTCTCAACAATGCTGAGAAACACATAACTACTTTCAACACTATTGCCTGCTCTCTGGCGGTAACGACGCAGAGCTTGACTTATGCACATATCATAGTGCGCTGGATCTAACTCCACGTCAATCATATCTCCACCTAAACGAAGATATATGTAGTCCTGTATGTCTTTTCTGAGAGTAGTTACATCAACTGCCATAGTGTGGATCCTTTGCTAGTGTATTTATATGAATCTACACTATGGCATATTGGTTATACAGCCTTAAGAATCACCGTGTCTGCGTTAAGACGGCCGCCCATCTTGGTTGCTACAGTGTTGATGTCATCAAGGAACTTACGCAGGGCAACCTTACCAGCACCGTTAAACTCCTTGAGCTTCTCCTCGGGCTTACGGAGTGTTTTTTGCACACTAGAATGCTCACTATAGTAAAGTAGCGTAGTGCCCTTGATGCCAAATGTCATGTTAGGTTCTGCTACATACTTACCCAGCTTGCGTGTCTTAGTGTTAAACACCCAGAGCTCGGTGGCGTCCAGTATCTTAGCAGGGTCAATGCTAACAATCTTAAAGCGGATGTCACCCTTCTTGTACTTGAGTTTGCTTATCAGCTTCTCCTTGCTGGGAGTCTTCTTAATACGAGCCTTGCGTCCTGCCTTCTTGATGTTATTGTATGCTTCTAAATCAGACATGAGGGTATCAAACCAAGCGATATAGCACTTAATATCTGGTTTAGTAAGGAAACTATAATTTTCTTTTAACTGAAGCCACTGATCCGCTTCCGCTTCGTTCATTTTTTCTAGTTTAGCCGCAGATGGAATTTTATCCAAAAGCTCATATTCAGCCCTGACAGGCTCATAGTAACTTCTAATCTTGTTAATATGTGCTTGAGCTACATTAGTTTCCCTTAGCCAATCAAAAAACTTGGGCACATCTTTAGTTGGCTGTTCGTCTAACCATACCTCAAGCTGTCCTATAATGTTACTGAGCTGCTCATGCATGCGCTCCTGAATGCTGGGCGTATAGACTTTGGCTTTCTTCCTTTCTTCAATACGCCCCTCTTTTAAAAGAGCGCTACCCTTAGATTCAAGATCATTGAAGTAGGCAGTCATATACTTATGACTGTCATCAGGAATAGGCTCGACATTCTCAAGTCCAGACCAGTAGCAATATGCTGCAACGTGACTCTTATTAAAGTGATAGTCCTCGGTTTTTAGGATTGCTTGGGCTTTGGCTTTATTAAAGGTACGTTTAACATAACCCTTGATAATGTTAATTTGATCTTTTTTATCAAGATCAGCATGAACATAATAACCAAAATACTTATACCCTTTAGATGTGTCAATAGCCGCAATGCCTGTTTTGCGGCTGCGGACGCTTGTCTTTTTACGCTTGTTGGTCATGTCTGTTTGTTTCCTTTCGTGGGGTGGTAGGGGGCTTGGCGGCTATGCGCTCGGCTTTCGCCCTTGCTTCGCCGAGCGTCTTGGTGAAGTATTCGGCGCGGTTAGGTGCGTAAAAGTACCATCCGTCACCCTCCCATCGGGACCATCCGCGCTGTATGCGATACTCATAACCGTTGATCGTTGCGACGTATGAGTGGACACGCTCCGTAGTGCCGTTAGTGAACCGCTCGACGCTAGTTTCCCTCTTCCACTTTGTCGGGCGCTTGCGAGTCTTGTTTGTCTTGATTGCCATAGTAGGCCTCCATACCTTCGATTAATTCCATTATATCAGCAATATCTAGATTATCAACCGATTCGTTAGCTACAGTCTCAACCCATTCACGCTGAAATTCAGTAATAGGGATTTCTTTCCGGGTTTTGATATCTACGATCTTAACCATACTTAGCGCATCAAATACCTGTAGCCCAGGTACAGCCACTTTCGACGACGGCGTACATGTCTTCGGCGTTAATTTCAACAATACTATACGCTAAATTACGCATTGCCAACCTCCTTAGGACAGGTAAACCCGGACCTGCCAGCAGCCGTCATAATCGGGGTAAATCTCCCCAATGCCGTGCCGTTCGATCCAGGACTTACAGGCGCTCATGCGGCCCGCAAACTTA